ATAATTATAAGCAACAGCTCTATCTATTTGTGTAGCATTAGCTGAAGGATAATACCAAATAATTTCATTAAACGCTGTGTTTAAGCCAACTGCAATGTCATTTTTGTTTGTGTAACTTAAATCATCAAATACATAATCTTGCACTGAGCATGGCATTTTTTTGACAACACCATCAAAAAGGTAAAATGCGTTGTCTGACATCCAGTAAGCTACACCGTTAACCTCTATGGCTGCATGCTGAGCTATTAAACCAGCATTTGCACCAAGTTGTCTAAGACCGAATGTGAAAGGTGTACCGACAAATTGTATACCGTGTAATGAAGTATCAGTCCAAACTAGTATCTGACCTGTTGATTTTACTGCGCCTACAATTCTAGAGCCATCTGTGATCCTTAACGAACCTGCTTCGTTTGTAGCTACAGGTGTGTAGTCTGTTGCATCTTCTCTATCTGAAAATCTAAATAACAAATCATCTTGTGTGGCTGTATTACCAATCGTAGTCTCTGTTCCAAATATCAACAAATGTCTTGTGTCAGTTGAAACAATGCTAAATCTCGATGCGGTTGGTGCATTTGACAAAGCTGTAGCTCTTGCAGCCAAACCCCCTGATGTATCCCAAATGAAAGTACCACCATCTGATACAGTTGCTATTAAGTCTTCACCAAAATTATCTAAAGACCAGTTTCTACCTGCCACTACTACATTAGAAGAGGATCTTGGTTCATCCCATGTACTAGCACTCCAAGTTTCCGTACCCCAACCATAGCCATATGTTGACGAAGTAGGACCAGGATTAATTTGATAACTAGCGGTTGTAGAACCTCCACCCGCTGATGTAGTCCCAGATGCATTTGTACCAGCATTTATTGTGTAGGTGTTACTGGTCGGCACAGTTAAAACTTCAAACTCATTATTAAAATCTATGCCGTCAACAACGTTTGTAGCAGAGCCATTATCAAAAGTAACAAAAGCACCGACCTCAGCTAAATGTGCATTATCGGTAACTGTTACTGTAGACGATCCACTTGACGTGGCAAAAGGATTTGTAAGACTAGCCGTTCTTCTTATAGGTGTAATATCATAAACTTTACCCTCAGAATAAATATATAGTTTTCTATCGGTGCCTAGACCTAGATATCTAGTGCCGTCCAACCCTATCCATGAGTGTGTATCTCTAACAGCCCCTACCACTGTGACATTAGGATTTGGTAAGTTTGTCCAACCACCCCATCTTTCTGGTTTACCATAGTGAAATCTGACAAAATCAGAATCTACATATTTACGTTCATCTCCAGCAGAATAGGCTGTGTCTTGCTTATCAATACCTGGTCTAAATTTAAGATCTACTAGTTGCATAGTCTTTTTTTACCAATAATTTACGTTTATTGTAAGTCTTAATTTTGCATTTGTGCATGTAGTGCTATTGTGTGTTTGCGAACTTTCAAACAAAACACCAGTATTTTCAATAGATTTTACTTTTTCAGAACCAATTCTTGTATATCCATCATTAGAATTTATCATGTATACAAAAGCTTTTAATCCCTTTTTTACGTAGTCTTTGTGTGGCATGTGTTCTTGTAAAACATGAGTTCTAGGATAAGCATTAATCTTTATACGCCAAAGTAACAAAGGTTTTTGTTGTATTTTTTCTTCTAAAAAATGAATTAATGGTAATAGTAAATCGTAAGTTCTAGGGTCAAGTATTTGATTGTGATCATAACAAGACCCAATAAAATAAAATAAATCACTTGGATCATTAACATTAGTTATACGAGAGGCAAATCTCCATGGAAAATTAGAGCTGGTTAATAGATTTTTTATATCATTTAAGGTGTCATTATTTAAGACATTTGTAAATTTTTTCATTGCGCTCCTTTAAATTGTGTTCCTACATTACCTCTAAATGCATAATTGCCATAATGGGTCATGCCACTCATAATATCTGCATATATTTTACCACCCATGTTTTGCCACAAACGGCAAAAAGCATAGTCTTCTGAAAGATATCTTTTTGTTTGCGGCTCTATCATGGTGTCAAAAAAAGCATAGTTCCAATTAGACGTTTTATGATACTCAAACTCTTCATCGTGAGATTGATTAATATGTTGATCAGGGACAAACTTAAGTTCTGGATAAACCTCTGCCATTCTCACAAATACATCTCTTTTAATCAACATAAAACCAGTTGGGCCATCCATAACCTCTATAAACCCTTTTTCTAATAAAATATTTTGAGGATCTTTTACGTTTAAATTATATTGTAATGATGCTGCAAGTAACTCATCTTCAGATATATTAGGGTTTTCTTTCAATCTTTTTTTAACCTTAATCCAATCAATAGTTTTTCTAGGATAAATACCTGTTACAACATCCTTATTGTAATCAAGCATTCTTATCACTGCTTCTGGATTAAAAGCCAAATCAGAGTCTATAAATAAAAGATGAGTATAGTCACCATCCATAAATAATTGCACTAAAGTATTTCTAGCTCTAGTTATTAATGATTCATTACCAATCGTTCCAAACTGTAATTCTATTTTTTTTGATGCTGCTAATGCTACGAGCTGCATGCAGCTTTTAAAATAATCCGCAGTAATCATGCCACCATAACAAGGAGTGCCAATAAATATTTTATTGTGTTGCATATTTTCCGCCATAAAAACCTACTGAAGCAATAATCCTAGGGGTAGATGATATTGATTTATGTCTAATTCCTTTTGGTATGTGTAATAAATCACCATGTTCTAATACGTAATCTTTTTTTGTATCTGTTATTCGATAAATAGTTTTACCGTGCATGCCAATTAAAAAAACATCTTCAGTGTCTACATGTGACACACCTGTGTTTGTTACAAAAGAAAAAAATAAATCAACTCCATCTCTTGCTTCAGACGTGTAATAAAAGATTTTACTAAAAAAATCTAAAAAGATAAAAAAATCAGTATTAGCTTTATGCACGTCTTTAACTTGCCATGTATGATTAAAATCTACAAAATTGCCTTTGTTAACTACGTTTAAAGAATAATCATCAATTAAAGTTGAAAGAGTATCAAAATTGTAATTTTGTAAGTTTTGAGTAAACTTTTTTACGTAAGTAATTTTTTTATTTTTAATTCTGTTAATGTTTTTATTATTTAGTAGCATAGTCAACTTTTAAATATTCTATCTTTCTTACCCATCCTCTTGGTATAGCTATGGCGCCACCGCCATGATTATCATCTTTATCTACACACCAAGATCGCATTATTACAATTTTGTCATCATTATTTACAACCATGTATCCTACTTCTTGACACACGGCTAACGAAGCTTCAAAAATATCTTTTATTGGCAGCCACCCTGTTTCAGTGTCTTTGGCATCAAGCCAAGTTACTCTTACCATCGGTATTTTATTTATGTTCATATTTAAAAGTTGCCACCATTCTTAACTCAACACAAATTCTACTAACTTCTCTAGCTACATGAGGTATGCTTCCATCAAATATTACAGCCCTACCTGGTTTAGGGATAACTGAATTAGTAATATCTCCTATATTATTTATAAAAACTGTTTCACCTGCATATGATACGTCCCAAAGTTTATTAAGGTAAAACATAACTGTAAAACCTCCTTTATCATAATCCGTGTGTATTTGATGGTGAGTTCCGTATAAATATCCACTTGCATAATAATTTTTTAATACATGAGACTTCGAAACTGATGGCAAAGTTTCTTTCAATAGTTGATCTGATTTATTAAAAAGTTTTAAATGCACTGGATGGTCTTTGTTAAGAAACATGTGAAATTTTCTCCAATTACTATCTTTTAATCCCTCACCCGTAAAGGTCCAGCCCATATTGTCTCTAAACTCTGCATAAAAAACATCTATGTCTTTCTCGTCGAAAACATTATCGGTAACTCTAATCATTTCTACTTGTCTTGATCTGTAGTGAAAGTTGCATCTTTTGGAACTAAACGTAAATTAAAAGACACTGATCTTCTTTCTTCTTCTGGTGTTCTAAATGGATAAACCATGTGTGTTAGCCAGGACGGAAATAAAAATATATCACCAACTTCTGGTGGATGTTGTAACTTGTGACCACTAAAAGTTTTTGGATCGCCACACATAAAAAGTATATCACCAACGCTAGGGTAATGGTCCTCGGCTGCTCTTTCTTTATCAATGCTTTTTGGCATCTTCGTATAAAACACACCAGATAAATCACCATCATGCATATGTGCTGGGTTAAAGTCTCCCGCCCATTGGCTCACGGCCCACATAGACTCAATAACCATCTTGTCTATTTTTTCTGCTGCTAGTGTTTCACTAGCTGGTGGTATTGACAAATAAGATTTTACCATTTCACCAATTAAAAAAACTAATTGTTGACCGTCACCATCTATCCACTCAGGTGGCATA